TTCATTGTCCTTGTCTCAACACGACGTAGAGCAGCAACAGCAGCAGTGCGAGCAGCGACACCAGTACGAGCAGTACGGTAATTACGCCACGTCTTCCTACGGATACTCCTACGGTAAGGCATTTCACGCTTTCCAGTTTTAATTTCAAACTGAATAATATCTTCCAGAGCAAGCCTATTAATAGGAAATATCTTCCTAAATAGGCAAGGCGACGAGGTGGCGACGAGGTGGGGGTAATACTGTACCCCACCTCGGGAACCTCGAACGCGCGTGGACTCTGCGAATATTGGGATCACTTTTCACACGTTTTTTATTAATATGAATTACAGGCTTGGAAACTCGGACATGTTGGAATTCGCTAGCTGAGATTGGTCTCTGCCACCGAGTAGGCTGCCTCTTGAACTCTATTTAGTTCTCCTTCTAGAAATTTTCATCTAGTAACAAGTATTCATATTTCAGGGAGAGCAGCCTGTGTGATAGTAAGGACAAAGATCAGGAGATGGCGGACAGACAACTAGTGCTGGAGCCCCGTCTCCTTGGCGATCAGCTTGGCGACCTTCTTGTTGGGGCAAGACATCGACTCCGCCATCAAGTCCATCAACGGCGGCAAGCCCATCAACGGGAGCATCTCTAGCGAACCTTCTATCCACGAGCGGAGGCGCTTCTTCGTCGGGTTGCACAGCTTGCAGTCCGAGGAACCCAACGGGGGCAACTGGAGCTGATCCGAAAGCGATGCGAAGTCCATCGTGAAGCGAGGCCCTGTCTTTGGCGTCAACGAGTACGTGATACTCATCGGCCACTCCTGCTCTGGAAGCACCGCATCGTCTGAGGAGCGCGTCGATGCAAGAGGTACGTTGGAAGAGCGGGTCGTGGTACCAGTCTCCAGGCTGGTTGTTGGAAGTGATAATGATGAGCTTGTAGCGGGCTGCGCAACATCCTCCTTTACACTCGAGGAACAGGGGATAGGGATCGAGAACTTGGAGCATCTTCTGCAAGGGCACTTGACCGTTGAACTCTTCGAGTAGAACGACTTCCTGTCCATTGTAGCCGTCCCACCAGAGACCGGAGTTCCCGAAGTACGGACAGTAGACTTGAGGATACGCATCCCGCACGGCGTAGCTCTTACCAATGCCTGTGGAGCCAACGATGACGACAACGTGCAAGTCGTCCCTTCTTGGCGGAGGCACAGTGGCGGCAAGCTTGAGCATGTTGCTGCCGTACTTGAGAAAGACTGCGGGATCGCAGTAGGCGTTCCCCGTCTCCAGAATCCTTCTAGAGACTTCGACGAGATCGGTACGGGCGCCTTGACCTCCAGAGACCGCTCCGAACTCGAAGGGACCGTCGAGTCTAGTATCTCCTTTAGTGCAATACTCTTTGTTCTGTGCAGGAGTCCCTCGGGCGATCTCCCAGTGTCCGCGAGGCTGGGGACAGGCGTAGTCTCCCTCGAAGCAGGCGACAACAGCGGAGAGTCGGACCTTACGATCGAACTGCGCGTACCCCTGGAGATGTAGCGTTCCTCCTGCGTGTCCTCGCTCGAGCTGGAACACAAGATAGGAGACTCCGCGCGGGAGCCTGTCAGGGAATGGACGTACCGGGTTATTTACTGTAAAGACCCAATTCTTTCCTTCGGGACGTTTGGCACGAGCAGGCTCACCAGGAGCGGCAGGAGCGGCAGGAGCAGCGGCGGCAGCGTTATCAGCCATTGTACGTAATAGGAATATGTTGTATGCTTTGAGAATAAAATAATGATGACGTGGTTGGACGATGCCCTTTTATAGACATTTATTTTCGGCGAAAGTTATTCTTAGAAAGTTATTCCGCGAATGACAGTTTTCAGATGAAAAGGAATTTGATTTTCTTTGAGTTTCCTTTGAAATTTCAATTAGACAATTCAATTGTCAGTGTAGCGAATGCGGCTAAAAGCCACAAGATGTCCTGCAGTATCACCAGGAGGCTGATCACCCACACAAACAGCGTACAGAGATCCTGTGGTAATGTCCGCAACAGTCCCAGCGTCTCCGTTGTTGAAAGTAATGGGATGATTGAGCTTGCGATAGAACTTGAAGGTACGACCAGAGGCCGACTCGGCAGTACCGCTGCAGTAGTAAGTCCTGTCGAAGAGTATTTTGAACCTACGCCTGTTCTCCAAGTTCCTGGGACGGAAAACATCGAACTGATCACCAGCAGAAACGAAGACCTGGGATCCCGTGAGAGCCGTAGCATTGGTCTGACGATCGTAAACGATGAGTACGCGAATCGTCTGGTCAACACCTTGAAGAGTTCCAGATTTGACTTCTCCTCTGAACTCAATGCTACGCATCGTGCACTCGCGACCAGTACGCTCGGTAATTTCATCACCACGAGCGATACCGTTGAGAAGACGGACAGATGGAGCTGTAGTAGCATCCAGACCAACAGTAAAGTCTACAGCCTTGAACTCACCCTGAGAAAGTGCCAGGCCGCGTACGGCACTGTTCATTGTCCTTGTCTCAACACGACGTAGAGCAGCAACAGCAGCAGTGCGAGCAGCGACACCAGTACGAGCAGTACGGTAATTACGCCACGTCTTCCTACGGATACTCCTACGGTAAGGCA